TTTTCCATTATTACCATTTGAATCGTTTGGAAGCGTAAGCTTATGTGTGACGGCATTACCAGTGGCTCCGATGCCCACAAAACCATCATCTTTAATTTGCATTCGAGTGGAGTTATTGGTCGATAGATTCAACGCATATGAATCCTTATTTCCAATGGTGCGGTCGGAGCCGCCGGTATCCCCACCTTCTAAGAAAGGGGGTGTGGCTGAAGGCGTCCACTTCTCACCATTGTAAGTTAGCACTTCACGGGTTTCAGCCTCGGTAGGAAGAACCCAGCCGACGTCGGTCAGGTCTCGCAATTGCGAAGCTCCGCCGCCAACGGATCCACGTCCAAAATTCTTGCTGAATTTGCCGAAGCCTCCCATAAGCTACCTCCTAAAAAGTGCTACAAGCTGCATAGACAGCAGTAGGCGCGACGGCCCAAGCATCCGCGTCTCTGACAAAGGCAACGCGGTCAGCGCCATAAATCTCAATTACATATGTTGTATTTTGAGTTATGGCATCGCAATTAATAGTGGTAAAAATTGACCACACACCAGAAAAATGTGAATACGTCCAGACCTCAATATCTCGACCGGGAGCACTTGTTCCATCGTTATCAACCGTCACGTGCAAAAATCTTTGATTTTCAGTCGAATAACCTCCAGAACCATCCGTTGCTGTTGTGCCTGATGGAACGGCACCGTGGGCAAGAACCGTAACTGCGGTACCGTGTGCTCCTGCTACGTTCTTCGGGCAGCGTGTTCGACCATAACTTTCCCATGATGTTCTTCCTGTTGCCATTGTATTCTCCTCGTTATATAAATAGTTTATCTATTGTTGTTTTTCTCTTGCGCTCGTTGCGCAAGGCGTTTTCTTCTGATTCTTTCTTTTCTTCTTTTCGTAGAAGGCTTTTCATAATATCGACGTTCACGAACTTCTTCTTGGACGCCTTCCTTTTTAACCTTCTTAACAAATCTTCGAATCAATCTTTCGTATGGTTCGTTGTTGCGAGCTTTAACCTCGACTTGAATTGGACTCTTAGCCATTATATACTCCTATTTTCCAAACATTCCTAATCGAGACAAGTCAACGCCAGGATCACTTGGGTCTATCCCTTGTAGTGGAGACGTCGGTGCACCAGGGCTTCCTGTCTGCCCTGCTTTTGCAATGGGGGTTGTGCCCTCAAATACGTTAATGCCTCCCAGACGTTTTGCGACGGCTTCATTAAGCCCATTACGCTGGTCCTCGATCTCTCTGCGGTGAGCTTCTCGCATCTCCGCAATTTTCTCTTCTCGTGCTGTATCGACAGGAGCCGAAGGCTCTGGGGTTTTGGACTCGACTACAATTTGTTGAGTTCCGGTACCCTTTATAACTTCGGCTATAATCCCCGAAAGAACGCCATCCTCAAATATTACTTCTTTGATGCACTCTTTGATTAGCGGTTTAAGTGTCTCTTTGAGTTCTCTTTTGTTCATTTTAAACCTGTAACAATCTCGTTTAATGCACGATTTATCTTATCAGCTTTAGTGAAAATATTTGGTTCTTTATGTTCCTTCATCATGTATGCACCAGGGGTGGATGGTTCCGAAACAAAATCAAAACAAATCAATTGAAAGTCTTCTTCAACCACTGCGGTACCGTTATTAGATTCGTGAACGGATCCGAGCCCACGAGAAGAAATACCGAGTGTTACTCCAGAGCCTACCAAGGCTTGAAGAATCTGCCCCGAAGGAGTATTAAGAACTTTTACTTTCCCCATCACACTGTTACCATCCCACCAGATGTCAGTAACCATGTGTGATGCATTTTTTAAATTTATAACAGAGTCTTCGGGATGATCTAACTCACCAAGGGCTCGTCGTTCTTTGACAAGCTTTTGATAGTTTTGTACCTCGCGTTTAAGAACATCGTCTGGATATACCCGTTGATTGCCGTTCGGTGTGTTAGATTTTTGCATGACCCCAGTCAAGTAGAGTGCACCGTTCTTAACTTCAGCTTTTTCAGCCTCGGTCAGAAAATCTTGGCAGACTCCGCCCTCGCAAAGTTCATAATATTCTCGTAAAACTAATTTAGACATTGTATTTTCCTCATTCTTCAGGCACCACCTGTGCGAGCTAAGATCCCTTGCAACAGCGGCGAACTGGTTGCAATCCCCACTTACGGCGAATCGCTTTTCTTTCTTGTAAATTTCTCATTGCGTATACCCCAATCACCAAATAACATACTTAGGACATAAGATGTACCAGAGCTTATGCATCCCAATAAGAAAGCGTTGGCTACACTTTGCTTAAACATAAATAGTTCTGTATAAGCGTTTATACCGCATAGAAATACACCCACCCAGAAACCAATGCACATAGGGCAATGAAAAAAACCTGCGTATTTTTCTTTAGCGGGGCGGATAGAATTAAAAATTGTTCCGTATACTAGAATCTGTGTCATGCCAAAGGCACATAAGATAAAATATATTAAATCCAAAAGTGCCTCTTAAACGTATCTTCGACCACGCTGCTGGTGGGTTCCGCCGATTCCGTAAGCATTAGCGGTACCAAGGGCTCCCTTTTCTTCACCGGCTGGAACTTCGCCCATTTCTGTGCTGTCTTCTGGAGGTGGATCCGTTAATCGGTCGGACTCCACCTTGTCATATGCTTTAGAGATCATAAAGAATGGCTTCTCGGTATCCATGAATTTATCAATTGATAACATTGCCATTTGCACAGAATCAATACCTTCTGCCTTGGACTCTAAGATCTTGCCCTCCATAGAACCATAAACATTTCCGCCGTGCACAGAAGACATATCAACAATGCCACTTTTCCATAAAAATTTAAAAAGTCGTTCTTGAGTTTGGTATACTGTATCGTGAAAGTCTTCCTTTGCCAGTGCAAGAATCTTGCTGGCTTCTGGATAAAGAACAATATCAATTTCTTCATGGTCCATGATTAAGATATTATTATCCAGAGTTCGACGCGCAACCAACTCAACGGTTGCTTGTGGTTCTGGCTCTTTCGGTGGAGTGTTAACTGTGATGTTAATGTCTGCCATTAGATTTGGATCTCCCTAGCCAACTGTTGAATTTTTAAAACGGTTTCCAACATTTCTCGATCAATTTTTCTTTCTTTACATTCATCCAACAGTGACAAAACTTTATTGGTTTTTCTTACCATCTCTTCGTCTTTTGAAACCTCTTCTAACTTAAGACCAGAACTTACAACCGTACGGAGTCGCCCAACTTCCTCATTAAGAAAAGCTTTTAAAGCCAGACCGTTGTCGGAAAATGACAAAACGTAATTGTTCAAAAGATGACTTTGTTCTTCATGGAGGCTGTCACTGTATTGCTTGTTAAATTTCTTGATGAAATTTTTAATGACCAGATTGTTAACCTGTGTTGGTGTCGTATCTTCTGGTTCTCTGTCAGTTGCAACCAATGATTCACAAATTGTTTCTTCCAACAAAACTCTCTGCGCCGGGGGCAACTCGCCATTAAGAATTTGATAAACAGTTGCGATGTTCTTATAGTTTGGGACAAAATTAGAAAAAACATTTTTAGTAACGCCGTGGTTGATTTCTTTAATCACCAAGCTTTGTGTTTTAAATATTTCTTCCTTTTTCTCAGTCAATAAAGTATTATGCATCACGCGCACTTCAGACATCAATTTCTGTGCGGAGTTGCTTGACAACCCCTTTGTCTCATAAAGTGCTCTATACATTTTTAATTCTTCATAAAGTACAGTGCCTGACGAAAAGTGCTCTTTTAGGATCTCTTTGCATCGCGTCAACACTTCTTGATCTTTCCGAATAGCAGCGCGGGTCATTTCACGGACCAGAGCTTCAAATAAAAAAGCTGTGTTTCTCTTTTTATTATGCTTTAGTTTCATTTTTCTTCATCTCCAATTCATTAATCAGGGATTTGACATCGCTGTCAACACTGAGCATCCTTTCCTCTAGCAAGTAATTAGATTCTTGGTTTTCGGAAAGCCCTGTTGTTTTTACAAGAGAGCCGATATCAGCCATGCCCTTGAACATGTTTCGCATAGTTGCTCGACCAGACTCATCTGAATATTGTGAGCGCATATGCCGTTTCTTGGCACCGAGTTTCCTTTTGTCGGAATTAACTGGTGTATAGTATTTGTCTTTGGCACCGCGTGTCAAGTAAGAACCATCATCGGCGCGACGTGCGGGTGCTGCCAGGAGCGGACCCTCTTCTTCCTCGCCGCCCTCTTCATCGCCACCAAGTTCTTCGTCGTCGCCTCCAAAGTCATCGCCGCCGCCGAAATCTCCACCTCCGGCGTCGCCGCCATCAACCTCTTCACCTTCTGCGGCTGCTTCCAATGCGGCTTCATGCTTTTTATCAAAAAACATCTCTCGCAAATTCTGCAAGTGTTCTTCATCGGACATACTAAAGATATTCTTGGCAACCCAGCGTTTACTAAAGTATCCCTCTGTTGCGCTGCCAGCGACGTCAAACTTGGTTCGCCAATGCTCAAGCTCTTGAAGCTCGGCAATGCGCGATGGGTTATTTAATTTAAGTTTAAAAGATACGAGATCTTCGTCTCGATATCCGAGTGTATAAAGGTGTATGATTCCGATTTTCTCTATTTCGGAAACGATGGCACGCTGAAGTCTTTGTATCGTGCGTGCGAAGCGAATATCCTTTTGTGCCAGTGTTGCCTTGTCTTCATCCGCGCCTTCTCCACGGGACAAATAAGACATTGGCACTTTAAGCGCAGAGAACAATTTATCTCTCAAATATTTTACATCGTCGATGTCACCAGTATATGTTCCACCAGGGAGACTCTCAATACGAGATGATTGACCTCCTCGTTGTGGAATAAAATAATCTTCGTCGACACTCATCGGATTATATCGCAGGTCAACACGACCGGTATCCGGATCTACAATCTGCGAACGCTTCATTTGCGTCATGACTTTTTGCATATATTGTTCAATGTCATTCGGAGCAATATTACCAACATCAATGTAGAATACGCGGCGTTCTGGTGAGCGCACGATACGATATGCCATCATCGCATCTTCTAAAAGAGTAAGCTGACGCCAGATACGGCGTGCTGGTTCTAAAACGGATGTGCCGTATGGAGCGTATTTATCATTTCCCAGAATCCTAAAGTGTGCTACCTGCCAGTTTTCGAATGTCAGCCCACCGGAGTTCCACTGAAACTGGACATAATTGGGATTTGTTTTGTCCTCGCCTTCAAGACGCTCAAGTTCGTTTGGAGGCAAGCCAATCGCGTTTTGGATGCCATCCTGTTCATCAATATCCAAATACAGGAAAAAGTCGCCATATTTGCACATGGTGCGACTCCAGCCAAATAGATTAAACTCAACGTTTAGAATATTATGATATAATGTTGTAAGAACTTCTTTGATCTCTCCGTTAGGACAATCGATTGTGAGAAGAGGTTGCAGAGATGTTGATGTTGTCATCTCGTCTGCATAAACATCCAGCCCGGATGCAATCTCCGGTGTGTACTCCATCTGATCAAAGTCGGCGTAACGATCTCCACGGTTCTGCGCTGCCATATAAGCACTAGACAAACTCTCAAACGGATTATACTGAGTTTTTTTAAACTGTTGACTGGACATCGAGGAAAACTTATATTTATCTAAGTTTCTTCGGCGCAGTTGACGGGGACTCTGTGATCTATAATTTATAATCGGACCAGAAAAGAGACGAGTCAGCCTTTTAAAAAGAGGGGAGTCTGCGTTTCTTGGATTGTTTTCGTTGTCTGCCATTTTTTATTATCCCTTTAAAAGCCAGCTAAATTCACTTCGTTCTTTCAGTGCTTCCTGTGCTTTTTTTCCTTTATGTCCAGTCATTCCCGGTATGGTTGTATCCAATATAGTACCTGATTTTGTCATAGAATTTAAGAACACTTTTTTATATTCTAAATCTCTTTGATTCGTTACCAATGCTGTGTCTCTAACCCAACAACCAATCGCCAAACTCATCACCAAGTCGTCGTGATAACTTCGCATCGCTTCTGGCTTTCCGTTGTTCCAAATAAAAGTTTTCATCTCATTCAAAAGTCTAGACGAGCGCAAAGTAATTAGTTGATTCCTGATGAATTCTTCCAGTTTTGCAATAATCAATGGTCTTGTTTTCATTGTGGTTGTAAAGCCAGCGACCGAGTTGCTCTGTGTTTCGGCTAAATGTTGTTCGATATATTCGTGAGTTGACTTTACTGAAAAATAAATATTTGGATAATTCGCTTCGATGAGCTTCTCCAAAATGGCAAAGCCGATGTTATTGTTCTCAACAACAAGCATACAATTGCCATACTCTCTGGCTGTCTCTTGCAGTAAACTTGCATAAGAGTCTAGGTTAGGTCGACCCTGATATTCTGCAACTTGTTCAAGTGTATTCAAATCTAAAATATGAAATGCTGAATAGTCTTTCCCATCGCCACGGGCGACGTCAGCTACCAGAAGATATACGTGCTCGGGATTATATGCTTCCCAGATCCACAAGTTTCTATCGAAGCCTGTCTTATATTTCGGCTCATGGATATCGTTCTTTTCTATCTTTTCTAAATCAGATGGGTGAAGTACTGTTTCACCAGACATATTAAAGTTACATTCAAGTTCTTGTGCGATCTGTCTGCGAGACATATTTTTGGTTTCTTTTTCGAACCATTCTTGATCGCGATCCGGGTGGACGTCCCATGGGAGAGTCGTCGGATGAAAGTCGTTGGCAGATATGTCTGCGTCTATGAATGTTTGATGAAACCAGTTTCCTACGCCATTGGGGGTAGAAAGTGCAATACAACGTCCACCGGTTGATAACGTGGGATATAAACCGGTCCACAATTCTTCTAATCCCTCAACGTGCGCTGCCTCGTCAATGACTAGAAGTGATAATGCTTCTGAACGACCAGCGTCGCCAGAGGTTGAAGATGCTTTGATTTGTGAGCCATTCGAAAGCTCAAATGATGTACGGTTGTCAACAGAGATGCTAGCAACCATCATCCACTCTGGCAGGTTTCTTATAAGGTGCTTAACTTTTTTAACCAAGTTACCTGCTGTAGAGAACTTTGTAGCAATAACGAGAATGTTTTTATCCCGATGGAACATCATCATCCATGCAACATAAGCAGCAGTAACTGTTGAGATACCAAGCTGCCTTGCTTTTAAAATAACGTTGAAACGGTAATCGTTAAAGTCTCTTAAAAGATCGTCTTGAAAATCATAAGTACGAAATGGAATGAGTCCTCTCATCGGGTGAGAGATTTTTGCGTAGTTGTTAATGAAATAAGCTGGATCTTTTCCGGATTTAACTATTTCGCGAATAATCTCATTCTTAGTTAATTTGTATCCCATTCATTACTCTTAATTCGTCTGACTCTCGGCAGCTTCTTTCGCTAAGTCCATAAGAATCCGACGGACCTTATTGGGCTTAATCGAAGGGTGTTGAGACGCCTTGTTGATAAGAGTCCTCATAACATCAACAAATTCTTTGTCGTTGCTGATCTGAGAAAACACCGTCTCAATTGCCGAGGTGTCTAACTTTTTTGCGAGTTTTTCTGCATCTTTTTCCATTTCCTCAAGAGGGGCTTCTTCACCTCCTTCGCCCTCATCAGTCAATGAAATTTGTGCCAACTCTTCCTGAATAATCTCTCTTAGTCTGGCTTTAGTCAAGTTCATGTTCTTGGTTCCTCGTCTCTTTTACCCGAAACGTTCTCGGGTTTCTTAGACTTCGGATATTGATCCTTACCAATAGCCAACCAACTTTTGATTGCGTCATCGAGTCGGTCCTCGCTTTCCTGCGTCACCGTCTCAACACCCTTCATACCATTAATCTGAAAATGTTGTTTGGCTTGCACCCAAGATCTGACACGTGATGTGCTCTGTACTACAATATCAGGCTCTTCGTCTACCTTTTTCAGTGACAGTGCTTCACCCGTAATATTTTTATATTCTTTCTTAAGGAATTTCAAGCAGACGTTGAGCATGTTCGCAATGTCATCCTCGAACCCATTTGCATGGACTTCTTTAAGAAAAACCTCTCCGTGATATTTCAAACAGAGGTGGTCGCCATATAGAGCGACTTTGAAACCATCCATGATTTTACGATCATGAATAGAAATATCTTCCTCACGCTTCAATCCAATGCTAATCGGATCTCCATTTTCATCTAGTGCGCCATCGTGGACATTCGCCATTACTTGCGAAATTCCTCTTGCGATTTCAAGTGCTGTTGCCATTATCGGGTCTCCATCCTGTTTTCCATCTATCTTCCCTGCCCTCGATATATTGAATATAACATTTGGAACAACATTCATACTTGTTCATATAAACGTCATCTCGAATATCAAAAGAATATATATCACAGACAGGACAATTTCTTTTAGATTCTTTATTAAGTAGTTTCTTTGATACGAAAAAACCGCCATTATCGACCTTATCTGTCTTCTCTTTGACTCTTTGTTTTCTCGCTGCTAGTTTTTTTATTTGTTCGAGGTATTCTTGCTCTTTATCGTCATCCCAGTTAGCACGAGGGTGAGCAATGGCTTCTTCCCCGTATTTCTCCCGAATGGCTTTTTCGATGCCAGCTATTTTGTCTCTTTTGTCTGCCATTAGCTTATCGTTGTTCCTGCTCCGCAATCAACTATATCTAAGAAGATCTCTACTGTTCCTTCATCAATTGATGCGACAGTTCCCGATGATGTCGCAATATCAACGTATACAACACCAGCTTCCCCCATATGCACCATTTCACACGACTGGTATCTCCAGTGATATGAGCCACCATCGGTCCATGACGTTCCATAATTATTCCTATAAACGCTGGTGCACCAATCATTAGCAGACTTTCCTGCAATATCCATTCCTAATAGGATTGTGTCGTCGTCATAAGCCCCGCCAGAAGGGGTAAAGCCAACCCCAACATAGAGGTTTGAACCCGGATAATTAAATTTTGTCGCACCCCATCGTACACGACAATTCACTATACCCTCGGTTGCTGTCTTCGTATATATCGCAAGGTCTTGAGCAGTGTCGCCATCAGTAAGCGCAGAGGCTGCAATAATAAATCGTTTAGTTGTAATAACTCCTGTGGTGCTGCTGCCTCCGCTAGAATTGTTCTCAACGAATGTTTTTAATTGAGCTTTGGTCATGCCGCCAATCCGACCACGATAATTATTTCTTGGAGTAATAATAGCCATTATTCAAGCCCCGCTGCTACGCCATACACTGTTGCTACAGTTAGCCCAACACCTAATATGATACCACCAACAAACCATAATGTTGAATAGTCATTCTGTTCTACAGCAATCTTAGTAAGTCTTTCGATCTCGTTGTCTTTTATCCCAAGAAGGGTTGTATGTTTTTCTTGAAGAGTGATTAAAGACGCGGCACTGTTGTCTAGTTTCAATTGCCAAAGCGCATCAGACTTCTGTAGTTCGAAATCATGCTTTAAGTTAAGTTCTAGAAGCTTAAACTCCGTTTCCGCAAGAATCTTGGCGATTCCGGTTTGATCAAATAAAAATCCAGCAAAGGGTGCTTTTTGATCCTTCTTCAAAATAGTAAACGTTCCCAAATCTACACCTGTGTTTTCAGGCGGTGTTTCATCGGCGAATACCGTGGCTGGAAAGACCAGTGCAAGGGTGAGGATTATTGCGATCAATTTATTCATTTGTTGATTCAAACCGGATCCCGAAGCGGTCTTCTATAATCTTAGCCAGTTCTTCGGGATCCTCTCCATATTCATCTACATATTCTTTAATTTTTTTCTTTCTCTCTTCGCTGAGTGCTTCATGGTTGGCTGCATATTCTTCTTCGATAGCTGCGAGGATCACCTCGTATTGAACCAATGCTTTGTCCCTTGCTTCAATCTCGCGTGCATGTGCCTCTTCCATAGCCTTGATCTGTGCCTTATAGCTCTCCTTCGAGGTTTTCAGAACCTCCAAAGCGCTGGCACCGTTGCGCCGGAACAGGACCCACAATACAATTGTATAGAGCAGAACTGCTGGAATGTACCAATAAGTCTTAATCCAAGTCCATACCTTTTTAAAGAAAAGTGCCGAAGCTACCCAAGTTATACAAACCATCGTGACCTCCGTGGCTAACCATTTTTCCAGCGGGATGCGATGTCTGCCAAACCTTCTGAACCAATGTATACCAAAGAAATAGCCACCCAATCGCTGGATGACAAATCAGAATATGCCAAAAGACCTGTAGCTGTCAGCCACACCATCAACTTTCTTGACATTAACTTAAGCATTAATTTATCTAAGACCTGTCTCATAGTCATGTTTCCTCCAATGTGCAAGTTGCACTAAGTAATTAGTTCCTTTATTGATTAATAAAGGCAAACCCGTCCTGCTTATCAATAACTATTTGAGTGTCGACACAATCTTTGAGACTCTCTAAGTGACTAATCAACAAGACCGTTTTAAAATATCCTTTGACCATATCTAATATTCTCACGAACCCTTCCATATTTTCTTCATCCAGCGCAGTACCCGGTTCGTCAAGTATAAAAATGTTCCCCTTTGGCAAAGAGGACACACTCAGTAACGCCAAGCGAATTGCCATAGCAGAAATAGTTTTTTCCGCACCTGAGCCGAGTTCTAATGGTCGGGGCTCGAACCTTGGATGTTTGATATAAATATCCAGTTTTCTTCCATCATCTTCCAAGAAGACATCGAAATTAACAATGTTTGTCAATACCTTGGCGATCTCATTATTAATAACTGGAAGTTTTTTCTTAATAATATCATATGCGATCCCGTTACTGTGCACACACTTCATATAAAGATCATATGCTCCATAGTCTTCCCGATATTTTTGTAGTTCTTCTTGTTGTGCTTCCAAACTAATAATGCTTTGTTCATATGAGCCATGTATTTTATAAAGTTCTAACACTTCAATTTCACAATCCTCCAGGGAAGACTGCATCTCTTCAATCTCTTGCTCAGTGGCTTTCTTCTGTTTTATAAGCTCATGATAATTCTCAATAGCCTCTTTATTCTGATAATAATAATCAATATTTTCTTGACAAGTAGCCAAATTGTTGTTAACCTGCAACATTTGATTATTATTACGTTCTATGTCAAGCCTAAGTTTAACATTGTCATTCTCTGCTGTTGTTTTTTTGTCAACCAATTTTTTATATTTTTTAAGATATGTCTTGACAGAATCCATATCTAAAGATATAATAGTATGTTCTGTGGAGTCTCTTTGTTCCTGTAGTGTCGCCACCTCTTCTGTCAGTTGTTCAATCAGCTTCGAAGCTTTATAAGCATCTTTTATAAATTTGCAAGACGTGACATATTCGCCGCCGCAAGGAACACCTTCCAGAGTCTTTGCCCGATTCTGGTAAAGATCAAGAGTGCGAGACTCCGCAGTTAATTGACGGTCAAACTCGTCAAGTTGTTTCTTATTTTCAAGTTCGACTTCCTTCTTCTTTTCAAGCTCATCGATATCGAATTCTCTCAGAAAAGTCTTTGCCTTTTCAATAAAAGAATTATTCTTTTCGACTTTCACTTGACTCTTGTCATTTTCCTTGTTTAGCTTCTTCAAGACTTCGCGATATTGAATACGTTGCTTGAGTGCGTCCTCAATATCAATTGGTTCTTGCGGTACCGCTTCGATGTCTGTTTTTAAAGCAATAACTCTTTTCTCTTCTTTGCGTATCTTTCTTTTAATTTTAACACATGAATTCTTATGTTTTAAACTTTTTGCTTCATTTTCAAAAAGCAACTGCCGCGCATCTCTAAGTTCTGTCTCGAAATCTCGCTGTTCGAGTCGTTTCAAAGCACCTCTCAAATCTGCTGCATCATCGCGTGCCATTTTAAACTTTTTATCAAAAATCTCTAAATCCAAAAACTTTGCAAGGATTTCTTTCCGACGGGTCGAGCCCTCGCTGATAAAAGCCAGAGAACCCAGTTGAGAAGCCATGGCTGTTAGTAGAAAGTCGTCTAAGCTTCCAAATACCTTGCGGATCGCCTTATCCGTGTCTGCGCGTGTCAAACCATTCAGGCTAGTCTCTTCTTGCAGGACATGATCTGTGCTAGTAAAATTCGTATTTGTTTTGGCTTCTTTAGTTTCAACGCCCTTGAGCTTTTTAATATATTTTTCTGATTCTCTTTCGACTGCATATTCTTTATTGCCGATTTCAATCGCCACTCTACCTCTTCCAGACTCTCGTGTCTGGTTGATAATATTCAGATTCTTTCTAACATTTTTGGAAGTAGAATTAAATAGTGTATATAGGAAACTATCAATGATGCTTGATTTTCCAGAGAAGTTTTTCCCAAAGATTCCAACAATACCACTGAGGTTTGTAAAGTCAATGCGATTACCTTCTCCGTAATTAAAAAGGTTATCCCATTCTAGCTCAGTGAGTTTCCAATTGACATTGCGGGCAACTTCTTCGTTTTCCTCTGCCTTGGAATTATATTTTTCGTTCATGGCAAAGACTCTCTGTAAAGTCTCGTCGTCCGCTTGATAATCTTTAAGATATTCTGATATCAACTCTTCTTGGACGGCGATGTCTCGGAGGTCTTCTTGTTGCAAACCGTCAGTCAAGTCATCAATCGAACCCCTTTCTCCAGCAGCGCGATTTAAGAAAGTGATTGACTCCGGTTTAAACCTTGTCTTTACAACATCGACAGCGCGACGCATTTTATCAAGGGGCAGATTGTTGTTTGATACCAATCTAATACGCGCACCGACAGAAACCACAGTCCCTTTAGGTACTCGACCCTTTGGAGTCATCTCGATGGTTACAAATGGCTTAGGGTTCTCCAAAACAATGTGTTTGCACGTGAATTCATCACGATCTTTAATATCCCAAACCAAAAACCCCTTATCGTTCGATTCCCCATGATTTTGCTGCACAGTTGAGCCAGGATAGCGGATTCGTCCCTCTTTATCTAGTGTCTGATCTGTCTTGTGGATGTCTCCCAAGAAGGCATAGTCGTGATCATCAAAGATACTGATGTCATTCTCGCCATAATCCATTGTCCAACCCGTATCTGTCTGGCATCCGCTAACAGAACCATGATACAACGCAATATTTATCTTATCTTCGGCTGGGGTGGGCTTTATCCAGCGGTCTGTATCGAAAACAGACAAGACATTGAGGATAAACCCGTTTTTTAACTCGGTTTCACCGGATTCTTTCAACAAATGGAGGTTTTTGTGGTCCATTGCCTCTACAATTGGAGAAAGTGCGTCCTGACGGCTGGAATTCTTGAGATTTCCGTCGTGATTGCCCAAAATTACATAGGTTGGGGCGATATCAGCCAGACTTCCGAGGAATTTGGCACACATTTCAACGAATTCCGGTGAAATCTGTGTTTTAGTGTGTGCAATGTCACCGCAGTGGATGATATAGTCTACTTTTTCCGCACGGAGGTGCTCGTAAAGCTTTTCAAAGACAGCTTTGTATTCATAGTGGTACTTCAAGTTCCTGATGTGAGTATCAGCAATGTGTGCAAACTTCATATTTTAACCGTGTGTCCTAACAAGTAAGAAAAATAGTCCCTAAAGGATGTAGAAAGAGATGATGCAGTTTCTTTTCTCTTTTGAAACTCTTCTTTAGACATCTCTCCAACATCTGAGTATGGCTTAATCTCTATCTTAGCAACTTCTACACCATATGTCAACATTTTTTTTATCATTTTTGCAGATTTTTTTTCAACATCTGGATCTAGTGCAAAAAACACCTTTGAACCATGACTGATTATCTGCTGAAAAAGTTTTGAGTTCTCTCTTAGTTGTGACCCTAACAGGGGGATAGAATTTGTACCGGCGATTATGGCATCAAAGACTCCTTCGACAATAATAATATCAGACTTCCAATCTATCATAAGCTCATTAAAAATAATATCCCGAGATACAGGAGGGTTCATATACTTTTTCCAATTACCATTATAACTCCTAGCGATGAAATAGTTAAGGTCTCCGTCGATAGAAAATGAAGGGACCACAACTCGGTTTTCAAAATCCCCATGCGTACAATAACCAATTTTCCATTGAACTATATCTCGTTGTGTAAGACCGCGATCAAATAAATATTTTTTTGCGGGCGAGGCTGTGCTAGATGTTTTTCCAGTCAAGGTTTCAAATTCTAAAGGAAGAGAAACTTTTTCGTTCTCTTCAGCCTGTGTCTTATCTTCAAAGATGTTTTCGAAAGAACATAAGTCAATGGCAGATTCACCCAGTGCATCCCACTCATTAAGGAGGCGTGAGTTCCCATAGGAGCGAATCAGAGCACGAACAGAACGACCAGCATATTCACACACCCAACACTTAAATTTATCAAGCTCCATATTAACGGAAAGTTTTTTCTTGTGGTGCTTGCACTTCGGGCAAGCAAAAAGAAGTTCGTCACCAGACCTATAAGAAGAGCCAAGTGTTCTTTTTAAGATTCTAAGTTTTTCTTTTTGCAAATTTCATAACCTGCTTTAGCGATAACCAAACTGTCAGCCCTATCATAAGACCCTGGCTTGGGATTACCATACTTGGTATATGTTATACTAAAACTTGCTTCTGTGTCAAGTACTTTTTTTAAAACTACTTCTTTTGCCTTTTGACCTCGGGGAACTTTTACACCATACAACTTGCGTGCGGTGGTTGCGTTTATAAATTCTGGCTCAATGTCGAATAGTTCATAACAAAGCCAGCTTAACGTTCCGTTGAATTTCGAGAGCGTCGAGAGGGTTTGTGCCGATGAGAATCCGCTGCGGAATGATTGGAGCGACTGTTCGATAAAGATTTTCTCGATCCCCTGATCCTTCTTAACTCCTTCAAGATGGCTTTTCGCTTTCGCCACTTTTTGAAAGAATCCCTTATCTTTGCGAAAATCCCAAACATCGCATAGTACCACCTTCCCAGTTGAATCTAAAATTGTAATCCCTGTTATACTTGTGGAAATATCCATTCCCAGTATCATATTACCTCTAAAAATCTAACTTCATCTTAACCGTCAGATCATCCTGTTCAGTTTTTTTGATTGGTTTTGCTAGTTTGGCAATCGCGATCAAATTCTTTTTCGAGTCATATATACCGACCTTCGAAATATAAACCTGCTTCTGAAAACTTCCCGAAGACTCTGAGACGTCTGTCTGATTACTTGATTCTATCACACCCCAGCTAGAACTTACAGTGTTTTTTATTTCAACGTTATCTTTTTCAAAATATGACACCGAACTTGTGACCGGAGTGTAGATCGATTCACCCTGACCATGCATAGTGAATGTTGGATTATTCGAATGATTAAAGAGACCAGCGGGGGCGTTCGCCAACATGGTTAGAGTTGGAACGTAATTGGTGCCCTCAAATGATAAGCCCCACGAAGAACTGTGCAAGCTCCGATTGGCATGACTTTGAACTCTTCCGACAGTTTGTCCGTAGCCAAGCCATGACGGGGGTGTTGATGTGTCTGTTACATCAAGATATGCCTCAGTGTGAGCCGGATCGAGCTTCCAGCTTCCGGTTAAAATCATAAAGCCCTCGTTATAAAGAACCACTCCTGCGACGGAGCCAGAGCCGTAGGTAGCACCCAAGTCATTAGCGGAGCCTGACACTTGGATTAGTTCTCCGTTCTTGTGGGGATCCTGCAATTCTCCTACGAGAGTACCAGAAATATAAAACTTTAGACTGACTGAACCTTTTTTAATTGTAGAGCCATAAAAGATTGAAGGAATGCTGACAATGTTAATATTGTCTGAACCTTTGTTCCCTAAAGCACTAGAATACTCGTAATGCGGGCTCAGATATTTATAATGATTTAAAGTATTTTTGAGGGCTAGGATGCGCGGGCGGTTTACAGAACCATCAACTATGTCTGCGCCATCGGCGTTCATATATAGATCGAACGATAAAGAAGCAGAAAGAGGATAGCTTCCCTCGATCTCTTCTCCATACAAATAGCCCGAATTAAAGTTCGTTGTCGAAACAGTCTTAAAAGCCGAGATGCCGCTTTCTTTCGTAATAAAAGGATAAATAAGTTGCTTCGATGCGCTAGCGTTACGGTCAACGTTCATTTCATGCAAAGAAATATGACCTGGAGGCACGTGCAGCGATTGACTGTGGTGCACTCCCATATCGACACCTATATTGTTATAATATACTCTTGTGTCGTAAATGAAAAAATCTATCTTCGGGTGTGTCTTAACCCGATTATAGAAGATGTCGTTTGGTCCGAATGGATATAGAGGCATAACATTATTAAATAGTTCCGGATATAATTAGTAATCCAAGCGCACCCTTAAAGTAAGCTCCGTAGAGGGATCTTTCTTAAGAGGTTCACTCAGTTTGGCTACCGCCAACAACTCGTTGTCAGCGCTGTAAAGCCCCACCGATGTGATATACGATACTGGATTGTCGACCGTGCTGTCCTTGACACGCAACTTACTACCGGTGAGATAAGTTGGATTCGAGCTATAGTTGAAATCGTTGTGATTCGCACGACAGAAATAAATTGAAGAATTTAATTCGGTGGTGTTGTTAAACTGAATATTTTGGATTCTGTTTCGGATGGCGTTGGCACAGGCGTCAACTGTCGAAGCGGTAACAAACCTGAATCCGTGATTCGCTGCTCCGCCGTCTGCGGTCATAGCAACGGTACCGGGTGTGTCCCCCAGGAGTCCACCATCGAGTTCATCACCGAACACGGACCCAGAGACAACAGCAACACCAGCTTGATAAAATAATAGCCCACACGCAGCATTCAAAGAGTCGTCGCCCAACTCAGAAGCTGTGGAGTTCTTTGCATATAGCACTCCATATTCACCCGCAGGGGAGTTGACAAAATAACCATCAGAACCGCTAGCGTCAGTGATCAAAATCCGATCATCGTGAGCCGTTCCATCGTTATCAAAGGCAGCTTCCGTTCCCAATTCCAATTGGAACGAGCCTTTTTTGATCTCATCCTTGGTAAGCAAGCGAGAAAAGTTCAAGAAGAAAACTTCGCGGAGCTTGTCGCCACCAGCCAGAATGTTTCCGTCTCTATCGAATTCTTGAATACTTCCTGTAGCATCATGACCCATCAAGACCTGTGCCATCTGGTTATAGATATTTCGCTTCTTTGCTTGCTGGTTCGTGACAGA